TATTTTCTCGTGCGAACGTTTATTATTGAAAGGAGTTGAAAAAAATTGAGTGAAAAAGGCATTGAATATCTACGTAAAAAGTTAGAGAAACACAAACCTCGTGTGGATTTACGCTATCAGCATTACGACATTAAACACCGCGAAAGAAGCATCGGAATCACCATTCCACCAGAAATTCGCAATCGTTATCGGTCGGTTTTGGGGTGGTGTGCAAAAGGTGTCGATAGCTTAGCAGATCGTTTAGTTTTCAGAGAATTTGAAAACGATAATTTTGAAGTAATGGAGATTTTCGAACAAAACAATCCAGACATCTTTTTTGATAGCGTGGTGTTATCAGCAATGATTGCATCGTGTGCCTTTGTTTATATTTCAAAAGGCGATAACGATGAGGTGAGATTACAAGTTGTTGAAGCAAGTAATGCAACGGGTGTCATTGATCCAATCACAGGATTATTGACAGAAGGTTACGCGGTTCTAAGTCGTGATGAATACGGCAAACCGGAAACAGAAGCACACTTCTTGCCACATCGAACTGATTTTTATCTTAGTGGCAGTTACGTGAAAAGCATCGAAAGTAATGTTGCCTATCCGTTGCTCGTTCCAGTCGTTCACCGTCCGGATGCAGTTCGTCCGTTTGGCCGTTCGAGAATTACGCGTTCTGGAATTTATTATCAAAGCTATGCAAAACGGACTTTAGAGCGTGCAGACATTACCGCGGAATTTTATTCATTCCCACAAAAATATGTCTTGGGTACTGATCCAGACTCAGAACCCTTAGATGGCTGGAAAGCGACAATCTCAACAATGTTGGAATTTACAAAAGGTGATGGCGGTGACAAACCGACGATTGGACAATTCACTACACCATCGATGACACCATTTACAGAACAACTGAAAACTGCAGCCGCTGGATTTGCTGGAGAAACAGGATTGACATTAGATGATTTAGGATTCGTTTCTGAAAATCCATCAAGTGTTGAAGCTATTAAAGCAAGTCATGAAAACTTACGACTTGCTGGAAGAAAAGCTCAACGAAGCTTAGGTGCTGGTTTGTTAAACGTGGCATATCTATCCGCTTGTTTGCGTGATGATTTTTCTTATTTACGTAGTCAATTCGTTTTGACAAAACCAAAATGGGAGCCACTGTTCGAAGCTGACGCAAACATGCTAACGATGATTGGTGATGGAGCGATTAAGTTAAATCAAGCAATACCTGGTTATATTACAGGAGAAACAATTCGAGATTTAACGGGCATTGAAGGCGGTGAGTAAAAATGGAACCGGATATTTTACCAGATTTATTAGCTAAAATTCAAAAAGATTTCGATGAACGAACGTACAATAGCGAAACATTAAAAAAAGCCATTCAATCTCTTGTGGACAAAAAAGCAACATATTTAGATGTCAGCGATTTTGCGATTGAAATTGGTAAGATTTTATCTGAGGTGTTCAAGTTGCACGTAAGAGCGGATATTCTTCCAGACGGAAAAATGTATTTTAATATTGCGGATCGTTTGCTTAATGCCACACTCAAAAAAAATCATGAATTAATTACGAGCTTTGGCGTAGATGTGCAAACTTTATTAAATCAAGCGGTTGGTATACGTATCAAAGCACAAGCACCAACAATCAATAAAAACAGGGTGGACGGCTTAGTCAATAAGATAAGCAGTGCGCCTATTTTTGACGACGTGAAATGGGTGCTGGAAGAACCAATCATTAATTTTAGCCAAAACGTTGCAGATGCCATGCTGAAATCGAATGTAGAGTTTCACGCAGAAGCTGGATTAGACCCGAAAATTAAACGAACCGTTAGCGGTCATAAGCCGTGTGGTTTTTGCAAAAGATTAGCTGGATTGCATGATTACGATAGTGGTAACGGCGATGATATTTACACAAGGCACGAGCGTTGTAGATGCACCATCGAATACATTCCAGACCGCGGAAAAAGAGAATTAGTTTCATCGTCCAAGTACAAGCAAAACAAAATTGCTGAGAAAGAACGCGAAAAGATTGAAGCTAGGAAGAAGATTGGCATTAAGGAAAAGGAGTGATGAAAATGAAATACAGAAAGAAACCAGTGGTGGTTGAAGCTTGGGAGTTTACAAGAGATTCTCTAAAAGTCGCCGATAGTTGGGTTAGGCGCTATCGAAATGATATTAGTTTATTTTCTCAATATGGCGGTGATGTTCTTTACATCGAAATCAAAACGCTAGAGGGTACTATGAGGGCTGAATTAGGTGATTACATCATCAAAGGCATACAAGGTGAATTTTACCCTTGCAAGCCCGATATTTTTGAAGCGACTTATGAATTAGCTGAATAAAAAGGAGTGAACATCATGGAAAACGTACACCGAAATGATGCACTAAAATTTTTCGAGAGCATGACAGAAAATGAGCAACAACTAGCGATTCGTTATCTACAAAAAATCATTAAGAAACCGCCTGATTGCAATCAAAAAGAATTGCAGGAGGTAGCAAACAATGAAGAAAGTACCGCTTAATCACGTTTTATTAATGTTTTATCACATATCTTATAAGCTCAAACAACTAGAAGAGCAAGAAGGGAAGTGATCCAGCATCTCGCAACTATGCGTTAAATAGTGCAGGAGGTTGGAGGAGGTAGTTTATGACTGTTAAAAAAAGATTTGGCAATCAAACTCCTACTCAATCCGTCATATTGCCCTACACAAAAACGGCGTATCAAGAAGCAATTGACATCTACCACAAAACCGGTTTAAAAAGCTACGATTGGCAAGCCGATTTGGTTGCATCGGTCATGGCGATTGATGATGAAGGTTTGTGGGCCCATCAGAAATTTGGTTTTTCCATCCCGCGCAGAAACGGTAAAACGGAAATCGTTTATATCGTAGAACTTTGGGCGTTAGAAAATGGGTTAAACATTTTGCACACCGCCCATCGAATCAGCACGTCTCACTCGTCTTTTGAAAAAATGAAAAAGTATCTCGAAAAGATGGGGTACAAAGAAGGCACTGATTTTAATTCCATCAAGGCAAAAGGTCAAGAACGTTTAGAGCTTTATGCCACTGGTGGGGTTATCCAATTCCGAACCCGAACATCAAGCGGTGGTTTAGGTGAAGGATTTGACTTACTGATTATCGACGAAGCGCAAGAGTACACGACGGAACAAGAATCAGCGTTGAAGTACACCGTTACCGATAGTAATAATCCAATGACAATCATGTGTGGAACACCACCAACGCCCGTTTCAAGCGGAACGGTTTTTGCGAATTATCGTGAAAGCGTGTTGTTTGGTCAATCGAAGTATTCCGGCTGGGCTGAATGGTCCGTTAACGAAATGACGGATATTAACGATGTTGAAGCGTGGTATAACTCGAATCCATCGATGGGGTATCACCTCAACGAACGCAAAATCGAAGCGGAACTTGGGGAAGATGAGTTAGACCACAACGTGCAGCGGTTGGGTTATTGGCCTAAGTACAATCAAAAATCAGCCATCAGCGAAAAAGAATGGCTAGATTTGAAGGTCAATGCTTTGCCAGTCTTAACAGGTCCATTACACGTTGGGATTAAATACGGTAATGATGGTTCCAATGTTGCGATGAGTATCGCGGTCAAAACGTTATCCGGAAAAGTATTTGTCGAGACGATTGATTGTTTATCAGTCAGAAAAGGGAATCAGTGGATTATCAATTTCTTGCGTGATGCCAATGTCGCGAACGTCGCAATTGATGGGGCAAGCGGTCAAAACTTACTAGCTTCTGAAATGTCGGAATTTAGACTCAAAGCACCAGCTCTACCAACCGTTAAAGAAATCATTACGGCAAACAACATGTGGGAACAAGGGATTTACCAAAAAAATATTTGTCACGCGGATCAACCATCGTTAACAACCGTTGTAACAAATTGTGAAAAACGCAATATCGGTTCTGGTGGCGGATTTGGTTATCGGTCACAATTTGACGATATGGACATTAGTTTGATGGATAGTGCGTTATTAGCTTATTGGTCGTGTATCAGTGTTAAACCGAAGAAAAAACAACAAGTTAGGTATTAAACGATTCTATTTTTTAGAGTCGTTTTTTTAATACAAAAAATTACCGTACTGCCGGGCAAAGCAGGGGAGAGGGAGATTTATATGTCATTCAAAATCATTGAAACACAAGAGGAACTGGACCGTATTATCCAGGATAGAATCGCACGGGAACGCGATAAGTTTGCAGACTACGATGAGTTAAAAACAAAGGTTACAGACTACGAAACACAGGTTGCAACGTTACAAAAAGCGATTGACGAATCGAACACAACCATCAAGTCACACGATGACACAGTAGCAAGTTTAAACTCGAAAATTGCAAGTTATGAAACTTCTAGTTTGCGTACAAGAATCGCCATCCAAAACGGATTACCGCTCGATTTAGCGGAACGATTAGTTGGAGACGATGAAGAAAGCATTAAAGCCGATGCTGAAAGATTGGCATCTTTTGTCGCTAAACCAAAAGCACCGCCAGCACCGCTAAAAGATTTAGAACCGCCATTAGGCGATGACAAAAATTCAAACTGGCGTCAAATGGCCAGTAATTTAACCGGAGAAGGAGAGTAATAAAAATGACATCACAAAAAGCAGGTACTTTATTTGAACCAGAATTAGTAACAGAATTAATGACGAAGGTACAAGGTTATTCCGTATTAGCGAAACTAGCATCACAAACGGCAATCCCGTTCAATGGAACTGAGCAATTCATTTTTAACTTAGAAGGAAACGCGCAAATCGTTGGGGAAGGCGAACAGAAGAAAGCTGGGGAATCTAGCCTTACTTCAAAAGTTATCAAACCGTTGAAATTTGTTTATCAAGCACGGATCGCTGATGAATTTAAATACGCGTCAGACGAAAAGAAAATCAAATATTTGCAAGCGTACGCTGATGGGTTTGCTAAGAAAATCGCAGTGGCTTTTGACATTGCAGCGATTCATGGATTGGAACCAAAATCACTGACAGATGCATCATTTAGAGATACAAACTCTTTTGATGGTTTAATCACAGGTAATGTTGTGACGTATAACGCGGGAACTATCGATGACAATATCGATACTGCTGTTCAAGCGATTGTTGCAAAAGGTGCGGACGTTACAGGCCTTGCGTTATCACCAACAGCGGGTCAGGCGTTAGCAAAATTAAAAGTTAATGGTGTTGTCCAATATCCAGAGTTCCGCTTTGGTCAAAATCCGAACTCGTTTTACGGCATGGAATCAGACATCAGTAAAAACTTAGTTGTGGCTGGTGGTACAGCGAAAACTGACCACGTAATTGTTGGAGATTTCCGCAATATGTTCAAATGGGGTTATGCTGAAAACATTCCAATGGAAATTATCGAATACGGTGATCCAGATGGAGCCGGACGTGACTTGAAAGCATACAACGAAATTTGTTTACGTGCTGAGGCGTTTATCGGATGGGGAATCCTTGATGAAGATGCTTTTGCTCGTGTGGAAGCAGGTGCCTAGTATGACGAAATATGTAAGTAAAAAAACAGGGGCAATTATCGAAACGAATTGCGTACTTTCTGGGGATTGGGTTCTTTTTGAACCCCAATCCAATCCAGAAGTAAAAGAAGTTGCACAAATCGAAGTGGAAAAAGAAGTTCCCGCTGATGATCCATTAGAAAATGATGCCCAATTTAAAAACATCAACATCGAACAAATCAAACAAGAATTAGATGCTTTTGGTGTGAAGTATGACCCGAAAGCTAAAAAGAAAGAATTATATGATTTAATGCTCGCACAAGGGAAGTGATGAAATGCAACCTTTTGCAACGGTCGAAGAATTGCAAATGTTATGGCGTGAATTAAAAAATTCCGAATTGGAACGGGCAACGAAATTGCTTGAAGTTGTGTCTGATACACTACGAGTCGAGGCAAATCGGACGGGTAAAAACATTGACAATATGATGCTGGAAAATCCGTCTTATACCAACGTAGTTAAATCTGTCACAGTCGATGTTGTCGCGCGTACGTTGATGACGTCAACAGACCAAGAGCCGATGACCCAATATTCAGAAGGCGCTTTAGGTTATCAAGTTTCTGGGTCCTATTTGGTCCCTGGCGGCGGTTTGTTTATTAAAAATGCCGAACTAGCCCGATTGGGTCTTAGACGTCAACGGATTGGGGGTCTTGATTTTTATGGTGAAACTGAAAGGAATCACGGTTACTTTAGTTGATACCGTCGAAATCGGGCGTGATCCGTTTAATAACCCGATTAACGAAAAACAAGAAATCGAAGTCGAAGATGTCTTAGTCGCCCCAACGTCATCCGATGATGTCGTCAACGAAATGAGTTTATCTGGTCGTAAAGCCGTTTACACTTTAGCAATCCCTAAAGGTGATACCCACGACTGGGAAGAAAAAGAAGTCTTGTTTTTTGGTAAAAGTTGGAAAGCTTTTGGAATCCCGCTCGAAGGAATGGACCACCTTATTCCGCTTAGGTGGAATAAGAAAGTGATGGTAGAACGTTATGAGTAGCAAAGTAAAGGTAAAATTAAATCGGTCGGGCGTTAGAAGTTTGTTGCGCTCGTCCGAAATGCAAGAAATGTTATCCGAACGCGCTAAAGAAATTCAACAACGAGCAGGCGATGGCTACGAACAAGACGTTTTTGTCGGGACCAATCGGGCAAACGCCATGGTGAGTGCAGCAACGTATCAAGCAAAATCGGATAACATGAAAAATAATACATTGCTCAAGGCGGTGAAATGATGATTGAGATTGTCATTATGGACCACTTAAAAATTCACTTAGATAGCAAAATTGGTGTTGGTCTTGAACGTCCAACAACCACACCAGATTTATTTGTTATTTTTGAAAAAACGAGTAGCGGAGAGGACAATCAAATCCATTCCGCTACTTTTGCGTTTCAATCCTACTCAAAAAAATCACTGTATGAAGCAGCGAAATTGAACGAGGATTTAAAAGCAATCATCAAAAAGATGGATGAATTACCAAGTATTTTAAGCGTGAAATTAAACACTGATTATAATTTTACAGATACAAGCACCAAAGAATATCGCTATCAAGCCGTATTCGATTTTAAATATTAGGAGGGTTTATATTATGTCAAAAGCAGATGCAAAAAATGTATCAACCGCAAAACCAAAAGTGGGCGGAGCAATTTTCTCAGCGCCACTTGGAACGACTTTACCAACCGATGCGACAACCGCGTTAAACGTGGCTTTTAAGGGTTTAGGCTACGTGTCAGAAGATGGCCTTACAAACAGCAATAGCGTATCAACCGAAACTATCAAAGCGTGGGGTGGTCAAGTCGTTGATGTCGTGGAAACAGAAAAAGAAGATACGTTTAAATACAAATTAATCGAATCATTAAACGTGGAAGTGTTGAAAGAAGTGTACGGACCAGATAATGTAACCGGAACGCTTGAAACAGGAATTGAAATTAAATCCAATAGCAAAGAACTTGAAGCGCATGTTTTAGTTGTAGATATGGTCTTAAAGAATGATACGTTTAAACGGATTGTTATTCCGAACGCTAAAGTTTCAGAAGTCGGGGAAATTTCTTATCTTAAAGGCGAGGCAATTGGATACGAAACGACTATCACAGCGATCATGGACGATGATGAAAATACGCATTACGAATATATCAAGAAAGTTGTTGCTGGAGGTGGCGAATAGTGTTGCAAGGAAAAACAAAATCGGGATTTGAATTTACATTGGACGAAGAACGCCTTGACAACTATGAGTTACTCGAAGCTTTAGGAGAATTAGAAGAAAATGTTTATCTATTGCCCAAAGTCATCAAACTCGTTTTAGGCGATGAACAAGCAATAGAATTAAAAGAACACTTAAAGAACGAAAAAGGGATTATCCCATCAAAAGCAATGGAAGCTGAATTGAAAGAAATTTTCGAGTTAGTTCCGACTTTAAAAAACTCATAACCCTCTCTAGTATGATAGAAGCAGACGAGGACGCATTGATTTGTGACCTTGCCGAAGTTTATCACATTTACGACTACAAACAGTTACCTCCGTCAAAGGTAGCTGTTTTTTCTGTTGGATTAAAAGAAGAGTCCAGAATCAAGATGGCCATGAACAATCAAAGGGTACCGCTTAACACGTTGTTGCTTGCTGGAATCAGCGATCACTTAGCAACGGCAAATTGGCTGAACTCCAAAGAAGGTCAAGAAGGTACTAACAGGCCCCAATCAATCTTGATGAAATTATTGGAAATCGAACCAGCAGAAAAAGAAAATGTAGCATTTGAATCTGGAGAGGATTTTGAAAGAACAAGAAATGAAATGCTCGAAGAAATGAAAAGAGGTGAGAATTAATGGCTACTGAAATCGCACAAGCATACGTCCAGATACTACCGTCAGCACGTGGGTTTTCTGACGCAATTAAAGGAGAGATTGATCCCGGAGCAGAAGCGGCTGGAAAAAGTGCTGGTTCGAAAATTGGAACTGGAATTAAACTTGCAGCAGCCGCCGCAGTTGCAGCAGCCGGCGTAGCACTCGGTAAAGTCATCTCATCTTCTTTGGCTGAGGGTGCGAATTTACAACAATCCATTGGCGGTATCGAGACCCTTTTTAAAGGTAGTGCCAATAAAGTTATCGATTATGCAAACATTGCTTACAAAACAGCTGGGTTGTCCGCTAACGATTACATGGAGAGCGTGACTGGATTTAGTGCTAGTTTGCTCCAATCAATGGGTGGCGATACGGCTAAAGCAGCCGAAACGGCCAACATGGCTTTAATCGATATGTCCGATAATGCGAATAAGATGGGGACGAGGATGGAAGATATCCAAAATGCCTATCAAGGATTTGCAAAACAAAACTACACCATGTTAGACAACTTGAAACTTGGGTACGGTGGGACAAAAACAGAAATGGAACGTCTCCTTGCTGACGCTACTAAGCTGACTGGTGTTAAATACGACATCAATAATTTAGCAGACGTTTACGACGCAATCCATGCGGTGCAAGAAGAACTCGGAATCACTGGTACAACGGCCAAAGAATCGGCTGAAACATTTAGCGGATCATTAGCGTCAATGAAAGCTTCTTTTTCTAACGTGTTAGGCGGCCTTTCGCTTGGTCAAGATATTCAACCGGCTTTAAATGCGTTAGCAGACACCACCGCAACATTCTTTTTCGGCAACTTTATCCCAATGGTAAAAAACATCTTACAAGCATTACCTGGCGCAATCGTCACATTCTTTCAAGCGGCCGCTCCACAATTTATTGCTGGAGGCAAAGCATTACTTGAAAGCTTAGGTATCGGAATCGGCGAGGGAACTTCTGGAATGCTTGCGAAAGTCCAAGGAGTGGTTCAACCGATTTTAAATTCTTTTAAAACGGCATTCGGGCAATTACCAGCATTGTTTCAAACAGTGGTTGGTGCAGTGACACCAATCATCGGGTCAATTGCGACGGCCTTTGCAAAATTAGATTTTAGCGGATTAGCGGCCGTTATCTCGAAAATTATTCCAGCAGTGACGAATGGTTTTAGCGTCATGATGGCCATTGTTAGCCCGGCGATTGATACCGTGATTAATTCCGTTGTCAATCTGTGGAATACCTTGCAACCTTTGCTATCGATTTTAGCAGATGCTTTGATGCCAGTTTTTCAAGTGGTCGGAGCTTTCTTAGGCGGCGTATTTAAAGGTGTATTGCTCGGACTATCCGCAACGTTTGACACAGTGGCCACTGTCATTAGTTATCTCACACCAGTCGTAGCTTGGTTAGTAGATGCGTTTAAAGCGTGTGTTCCAGCACTTACAAAAGTGGCTGAGTGGGTCGGACTTGTCATTGGTTATTTTGGTAACTTAGGCGGAGCCGGTACCTCACTCAAATCGCTATTAACAAGCGCTTGGACTAATATCAAATCTATGATTTCGATTGCTGGTGCTGGAATTGGCTCAGTGGTCAATGTGATTAAGTCCATCTTTAGTAGCTTGGGTAGTTCTGGTGGCGTTCTTAAAAATATCTTATCGGTTGCCTGGAATGGCATTAAATCAGCCATCTCACTTGTCGGTTCTGGAATTTCAGCCATCATAAGTGGAATCAAATCTGTATTTTCTGGACTTGGTAGTTCCGGTGGAATTTTAAGAAATACATTAAGCGGTGCTTGGAATGGAATCAAATCCGTAATATCCACAGTCGGAAACGGCATAAAAAGTGTTATCAACGCTATCAAATCAGTGTTTAGCAGTTTAGGCAGTGCGGGGAATTCCGTGCGTTCCGCTATTTCATCCTCTTTTAATGGCATGAGAAGTGTCGTTTCAAGCGTAGCCGGTAGCATCAGCGGAATCATCGGGAATATCAAAAATGTATTTTCAAGCCTTAGAAATATCAACATTTCGGGCGCAGGGTCCGCAATCATGAATGGCTTCCTTGGTGGATTAAAATCAGCTTATAGCGGAGTACAAAATTTTGTTAGTGGTATTGCTGGTTGGATTAAGAACAATAAAGGTCCAATCGAATATGATAGAAAGTTATTGATCCCGGCAGGTAATGCGATTATGGAAGGTTTCGATTATGCCTTAATCGATAAGTTTAAAGACGTACAAAAAACAGTTGGTGGAATGACAGGTGCTTTGTTTGATGCAGTCAGTGTAAATACACCAACGTTAGAAGCAACAAGTAACGTCGTGTCCGGAATGACAGTCAATCAAGCGCGGTCGCAAGAGTTAAGCAGCAATAACAATGACGTGTTGCAATTGCTACGAGAGTTAAAAAACCTAACAATCGTGTTAGATGATGGCACTGTTGTTGGGAAGTTGGGTCCACAATTTAATCAATATTTTGGTAACGAAGCAACTTTAGATAGGAGGTATGGCAGATGAGCGGATTTAGCATAAACGGTAAACATATTAATGACGTGTTCCCGACTTTAAAATTAGTTGAACGATCTACGCCACCTCCTAACGATTTGCCGATAAAAGAATCAGTCGTGGGCATGCAAGGCGATTATGATTTTACGATTGCTTTGTTTGGCGAACGTTTATTCGATAATCGAGAATTGACCTATGTGTTCAACGGGAAAGAAACAAACGAAATCATGAGGAATATGAACCGCAGAATGTTGGAAAATTGGTTGCTAAGTGGTAGCTATATGCCGTTGTATGATGATAAAGAGCCTTTTTATTATTACTTGGCAAGGTGCGTTAGCGTAACGCTGGGGAATGACAATGGAATAGCAAAGACACCGTACACTATCAAGTTTGATGCTTATCCATTTAAGATTAAAATAGCCGAAGAAAATTCGTTGAAGTGGGATGATTATGACATTACCGATTATTATCAACCACATATTTTTTCAATTAGTGGTTCAAAAATTTTGAAAATCATGAACATTGGGAGTGCAGGTGTTGCACCGAAAATCACACTAAACGCTCCAATGACAATTCAAAAAAATAATCTTATTTTTAATCTATCGGCAGGATCGTACACCGTTGATGATTTTCGCTTTGAAGTTGGTGTGAACACTTTTACAGTGACTGGAAATGGAACGATTGCCTTTGAATGGCGTAAGGAAGTGATTTGATATGTATCGCGTGATAATCCACAACGGAATAAATGATGTTAACGGCACAGTGATTCATTCACCTTACGTCAGTGGACAAAAGTTATCGGCTGGAAGTATTAAGCAAGTCATTGACGGGATTGACTCCATGAGTTTTGAAATCAATCTACGTAATGCTGGGTGGGGTGTCATTAAACCGTTAACCACGCTTATCAAAGTAGTAAACGTTAAAACGGGAATCGTTGAGTTTGATGGCCGTATTTTAAAACCAAAGCAAAGTATGTCAAGCGGTGGGAATTTCGCAATGCAATACGATTGCGAATCTGTCTTAGCTTATCTTTTGGACTCGTCTCAACGTCATGGCGAATATCGCAATATGACAATTGCCCAATTTTTGCAAGTGATTTTAAACAATCACAATGCACAAGTCGAGTCTCACAAGCGGTTTAAACTTGGACAAGTGACGGTCACGAACTCAACGGATAACGTTTATCGCTATCTGGGATATGAAAATACCTATGACACCATCAAAGATAAGTTGTTAAATCGATTGGGTGGTTACCTGGTCGTGAGACGGGAATCAGACGGCTTATACCTCGATTACTTAGCTGAGATTGGCAAAACGTCCGCTACTGAAATTAAATTGAGACGAAATTTAAAAGATATGTCAAGAGAGATTGACCCAACCGAAGTTGTCACAAGATTGGTGCCATTAGGTGCTGAAATTCAAAGTGAGGACGAAACGGCCACCGATGCAAGCAAAGCAAGAGTTAACATCAAATCTGTTAACAACAATCTAGATTATCTTGACGATACTAGATTGATTGCAGAATTTGGGATTGTTGAAAAGTCGGTTGTCTTTAATGATGTCAATCAACCCAATATTTTAAAAACACGTGGGCAACAATATTTAACCGCTCAAAAAACCGCACGCAATAGTTTCGATTTAACCTTTTTAGATTTGAGCTTAAATAACTTAGATCCCGAAAGTGTCAATCGTGGCGATAAGTACAACGTTTATAATCCAATTTTTGGAATCAACGAAACACTGCAAGTTATCCAGAAAGAAATTAATATCGTCAATCCACTTGATGTCAAAGCGAATTTTGGCGATAAATTTAAGACGTTAACCCAATATCAAAACGAATTGAATAAAGGAATGAGCCGATACGAGGATTTAGAAAAGTCGGTGTCCAATCAAATTCAAACGATTGGCGCTTTAAAAACTCAGATAGATAACGTGTCACAAAGCGTTGCCGATATTAATACAGAAATTAACGAGTCGGATATTCCGGGATTAGTCGAAGCTATCGCAGATTTAAACGATGTTGTGGATCAGTTAAATATCGCTATCGGTAATATTCCGAATTACACACCAGCGACACAAACAAAAGATGGCTTGATGTCCTCGATTGACAAAACAAAATTAGATGGAATCCAACTTGCAACTGGTACTGTTGATGGGTTATTGGCCAAAAAGGATAAACAGAAATTAAACCGAATCACGGCAAACACTAGTATCGATTTAGACCAATTCATGTTGGACTTTTTAGCATTAAAAGAAGTCGTTGAAAATATGCAACCACAGGAGTGATGAAAATTGACAGAATCAACAAGCGAATACAAAAAACGAATTGAAGGAATAAAGCAAAGCATTGAAAATGAACCTTATATGGCGAAAATGCGTGAAGATATCGCAGAAGGAATTTCCAAAACAGGGATTAGACAAGCCACCGTCGAAGAACAATTCCAATCAGTCCTTGACGAAACCACAGGCAAAGACGTGATAAGTGCGCCAGAGATTATTTTGGCACGAAATGGAAAGAGTAATTTAAAGACAAGATTAGACGAAGATCACGCACAAGTTACCGCGCAGTTGGCCTATAAAGCCGAAAAGAGACAAGTAAACACATTATCAGATGCACAAAAATCTGTAGATGGTTTTACTCACAACAATATCAATTCGGTTAATGAGGAAAGTAGACTAACATCACCTCTAACCATTCCTCCCTCAACTCTCGTTATGACGGGTGGAATTGGAGCAAAAACTTACTTTCCAACAGTTGTCACTTACAATAATGAATTATGGTGCGCAATCAGAGTTGCTTCTGACCACGGTGGAAGTTTCGATGGGAATATCGTCTTACGAAAAAGCACAGACGGAATCAGTTGGACGTATGTCACTATTTTCGATACAAATAAAGATTTACGCGACCCTGCTTTAATTGTGGCGCCGAATGGGAATTTAATATTAAGGTATTTTGATTCAACATCTCAATGGGGAACGACTAGGGTTAAGATTAGGATATATAATGGAGCAACATGGTCTGATGAAATCGAGATGCCAAGATTAACAGGCGTAAACGGTGCGGCTCGTGGGAATATGACAATTAAAGACGGCGTAATTTATTCAGCTAATTACAGTGAGAATGGTGTTGGGTATATTGTAAAGAGCTCCGATAATGGGAACAGTTGGGTTCTAGGAGAAGAGATATCACCTGATTGGAAATTAAATGAGGTATCGCTTTGTTATAATCCGAAAGACAAAAAAATCTACTTCGTAGGTAGACAACAAATATACAAAGAGGGTGTGTTGCCACACACAGACTATCAAAATTACATGGCTATTGGTGATAGTGACGATGGGAATAAGTGGAATAATATACGCGAATTACCTTTATATGGACATGCGCCCGCACTAAAACTGTTGAATGAAAACAAAATGATTCTAACGTATAAAAACACTGTGGATGCCAGTTTAGATATGGTTATTTTGGCGAATGGTGACATTGCATCCCAAAATATTAGAATAGAAAAATCATCACATTACGATGCATACTACTCGGATGTTGCCATATTAAACGGAACTATTCATTTGATTTATCACGACCTCGCAACAACCAATATACGAGTCTATCGGTTACTTGTATCTGAAGTTAATCAACTGTCGCAACTATCACATGAACATATTCCTAATTTTATAAATGAGAATAGTGGGTTCCTTGAAGTTGGTAAACCGTTTAATATCGTATGGCAAGATTATCGACTGAGCAATGAGGTGTTAGCTGTTGGTGGAATAAAAAATATAAGGTTAAAACTTCACAAACCTTTCAATGTTCGACCTTATGGATTGGCGACATATTTATTTACACCAAATGGAAATACTCCTGTATTAGATAATATTTTGGTTTCCAGCTATATGCTTAACATAGAAGATATAAGCGTTAGTTTATATAATGCAGGTACGACTAACATTAATCTAAATACTGGATATGTTTTAAAAATATCTGCTTTCGGGTCATAAAAAAATAGTTGATTGCCATAGCTGCGTAGTTCCTATATGATTATCTTAAATTGTAAAATAGATTGGATGATCATGAGTGAACCAGCGTAATCATAGTATAGATTTTATTAAAGCAATGGCAATCATTTCCGTAATACTGCTTCATAGTCTTACAGCGGATACTTTGTTTAATATTGGAGCACCATACCATATTTGGCAGACTGTCCCTGTCTTCATGTTATTGGCCGGATACAATACAGCCAATTCATTCAAGAGAAAAAAATGAAATCAATAGGAGAGTTTTACAGTCTTCCGGAGTTGTCTAAAAAATTCGGAAAGCTCCTATATCCTTTTCTCATCATTTGGATAGCACAAGTTGCTATTCAACTGGTGCTTATAGGAAGATTGAGCGTAACAGAATTAGGCTACTCTTTGGTTTCAGGAGGTTGGGGTCCGGGAAGTTATTTCATACCTATAATTTTTCAAGCAACGTTAATATTGCCAATCATATACATGCTATGTAGGAAAAAACCAATAACAGGTGCTGTTGTACTGTTTATTGTAAGTCTAACATTAGAATTACTGGCATTAAGAATCAACATGACTGAAAGTGTTTATCGATTTTTAATTATTAGGTATGTTTTTGCATTAACTTTAGGTGTATGGCTTGCAAAATACAAAAAGAAACCAAATGCTTTTTTAATTGGAATGCTATCCGTTTGTAGCCTAATATATATTACGGGAGTTAATTATTATGAAGGGAATTTCATAATGGAAGACTACTGGCAAAGTCAACATGCTCCTTCTTACTTTTATACATTAGTTCTGGTGATGATCGGCTTAAAAACATTACATGTAAAAGGTGAAAACCTTATTACTAAGTTGATTTTAAAAATAGGGCGGGCATCCTATCATATCTTTTTAGCGCAAATGTTTTATTTTTGGATTGTCATAGGATTTGTTCCTGAGCTTACGGAAATAATGGATGCTTTAATAAATGTGATTGTGTGTATATCGATGGGACTTGTCTTTTTCGAGAGCGATATTTTTGTAAATAAAGTTCTCAGCAAGAAAAAAAGTTACTAAGGTAGCATAGAATCATACTGTGCGATAAGGAGTGAAAATAGATGGAAAAGGTATTTTTAATATGGGAAAGAGAATGTTTTGATAATTACGATGTGATATTCATTTCTAAAAAAAGAGAAGAAGCAGTTGCTTTCATAAATAATCTTACAGGGATGAATTTTGATGAAGAAAAAGAATCAGGAAATATAAAGGAACAGAAGGTTTTATTTTGGTCAAGAACACAAGGAAAATATAACTCAAATGTATCCACAGAAATCTATATCGAAGAAAGAGAATTAAATAAATATGACGAGCTTTCAATGTAGAACCGCGCGGTAAATGAAAATTAAATATATTTCAACAGGAGGGTAGCTTATGCACTTAATCAAAGAGTGGTGGTTTCTAATCGCCTTTACAATCGGCATTTTTAGTGGGCTGTACAAAATGTCGCAAACACTAAACGAGACGCTGTTAAAATTAAAATTCGAAATCACGCGATTAAGCGAGAGTTTAACAGAATCTAAAGCTGATCGCGTGAGATTACACGAACGGGTGGATAATACAGACAATCGTTTAGATAAGCACGACACACGCATATCAGTTTTAGAGGATTGGAGAAAAGAGAGAGTTAGCAATCGCTAGCTCTTTTTTTAATATAAAAGGAGTGAATTGAAATGGAAAATATCTTAACAAACACACAAGATTTTATCGTGCCGATTATCGTACTAGCTTGTCTTGTGATTGGCTACGTCATCAAGCACACGCCTTATTTAGATAAGGTAGCGAATGCTTATATTCCGTTAGTCGTAACATTGTTAGGCGCTATCTTAGGCGTTGCTACAAGCGGATTGAGCATCGAATCAGTTATCTATGGCGCAGTTAGTGGATTAGCGTCAACAGGCTTACATCAAGCATTTACGAGGGTTTTGGGCTTGGATAAAGAGGGGGAGGATTAAGCATGGTAGTAAAATACAGTGGTATCGCAGGAAAAAGAGGATATGCACCAAAGAAAATCGTACTCCACAACGATGAAGGAAGTCAGAATGCCAATAGCGCTTTTTATAAGCGTTGGTTAGAAACACACAATCCAGAAGTTGGATACGCACACTACTACGTTGCAGATGATGGAACTTATCAAGCGGAAAAAGACGAAAATTGTGCTTGGCATTGTGGGAATACAGTCGGTAATCGTGATTACATCGGTATCGAGATTTGTCAATCAAAAGGCAATGAAGCGACGTTTAAAGCGAACGAACAACGAGCGTTTAAACTAGCTTATGATTTATGTAAAAAATACGGCATTGCAATTACTGTTGATAATTTCCCACTACACAAAGAGTTATCAGCGACAAGTTGCCCACGTCGTAGTTTGGAATTGCACGGCAAGTCAAACAGCGCCTTAAAAAAATACATTGTTGAGCAAGTGTTGAAATTCGGCGGAGCGACAGCTAAACCGACAGCGAAACCAGTAGCGAAAACGAAACCCAAGTTATTATCCGCAACCGCTATCCGTGACGAAGTTATCGCAGGCAAATGGGGTAGTGGACAAGACCGCATTAATCGCTTAACGAAAGCTGGTTATGACGCTAAAAAGGTACAAGCCGATGTTAATAAAAAACTGCTAGGAAATACTAGCAAACCTAAGCCTAAAAAAACAAATCAAGAAGTGGCCAAGGAAATTGCTTTGGGCTTTGGTGGATGGGGAAATGGTCAAATTCGTATCAATAAATTAAAGGCTGCTGGATATGATCCAGTAGTTATCCAAAACTTAGTTAATAAAATGTTTAAATAAACAAAAGCCTCGTCTCTTAATTGAGTCGGGGCTTTTTTGCGTTATGCTCCAAAATAATATACTTCAAAATCACCAGTTTGATAGTGGTCTTTAAATCCATCTAGTTCAATTTCATCTTTCGAAACAATCGCATACTTATCTTTATCGTAATAACATTCAAATTTAACTTTGCCGTTCCCTTCAAATTCAGCAACTTGCGAATCATTTATTTTGCTATCGTTCAGCAATACTCCAAAATCTTGTTCAATAAAATCTAACACTTCTTGTAATTCTTCTTTTAACATTTCATTTTCCTCCAATTTTTTCATTATTTCTAACGCTGTTTTTAGCGATATGCCTTGCCAATCTCGATAACTTTTGCTACTTTCTTTTGAACGATAGCCGTCAATCGTGCGGAGGCTTAACCCTGTTCTTGCTGACGCTTCTGTTCGAGTGCCTTCAAATATTGCTTTTTTAATTTTTTCGATGTCTATAATCATCTTATAAAATCTCCTTGAAATTATCATGATCCGCTTCACGTTTTTCAATCGTGATATAAGCCGTTTTGACAAAGTCGAATAGATCATTGCCTTGATGTTTTTTTCTGATTGCTTGTAATTCTAATGCTTCTTGTTCAACACTTTTCGGAACACACGTGTTATAACGACTACGCATATTACCAACGCCGCTTCCGTCGTACCAAGCAGATTTAGAAACTCTATGCTTGATTACGACTAATTCACCTTCAAAATTTGCTTGGTTGATGATTTCTTTCAACTCTAATGCGCGTTTTATATCTTCTTTTGTTTGTTCCATCAATTCAATGTATCTAGCGATTTCGCTTTCAGCACGTTCTTTTAATTCAGGCATTTGTTCAATTAAGTAGAAGTTTTTATCAGACTTGCTTAATTTACCGTTATTTGTAAACGTATCGAACGTATAAGCTAGAACGTGAACATCACCGTTTATTTCTACTGTTTTGTTTGAGTTTGCTTTTACTGTGTGCTTAATCATGTTAACCGCCCCTTTATTTGTTATCTCTTTCTATATTTATATAATACTACATTTGTAGTATGAAGTCAACAGATAACTACTACAAAAGTGTAATTATTTTATCTTTTTTTTGCGTACATTCGTTGTCGCTTTTGCACAAACGAAAATCACTATCGGTCAAAACGTTGGTCAAAATAGTCTAAAGCTATGTTTATCAACAAACATTCAACTCCCGCCGTCTCCATTAAGCATTTCGGAGATTTTCGCTAAACACCAAAACCCTTGATATAGAGCGGTTTTGGTGTTTTTTGTTTTCGGTGGTTTGAGCTAGTTTTAAATCAAAGTTGGGTCAAGAGTTGGGTCAAACTAAAAATCGATGTACTCATTAAACCTTTCCGCTAGTTGTTCTTTAGCTTGCTTGGTCACGTGCGTGTAAATATCCATGGTCGTTTGTATGTCACTGTGGCCCAATCTATACTGTACGTCTTTGAGCGTAGCGCCTGATTCAAAAAGCAAACTAGCGTGTGTGTGCCTAAAGCCATGCGTTGAAATTCGCTTCATCGGTTTTTCTCGTTGTTTATCTAGCTGATCCTGTGCAAAGATTAACCACTTGCGACTTTTTGCAGGGGATAAAATGCTATTGTCATCTGATCTAAAAATCAACAAGTTGTCATCATCGTCGCCTTTAAACTCTTTTAAAATCTCCAGCGTTTTATCATCTAATGAAATCCGTCTAATAGATGAGGTTGTTTTCGGTGTCTGGATATAAAGGCCAGTCGCTTTGCGTGAGACAGCTTTATTGATATTCAAGACTTTGTTTTTAAAATCAATATCGGACCATTGCAACGCTCCAGCTTCACCTTTTCTAATTCCGGTAAAGGCCAATAATCGAAAATAAACATAGGCACGTTTGTTTTTACCTTTTGACAAACTTTCCATAAACTCTTTCAATTCTTCTTTATCGTAAAAATTCAATTCTTCATCTGATTTTACCTTTTTAATCTTTGATGGCTTACGGATTATTTTAGTTGGGTTGATGGTAATGATTTGTAGCCTCAACGCGTAATCAAATACTAGCCCAGCATAACTCATGATCGTTGATGCCTTAGTAAACTTATCATGCCATTCGTTCATAATTTCCTGGACGGCTAACGGCTTGATGTCTTCAATGCATTCTGAGCCAAAAGCAGGTAAAATATGATTGTCAAACAACTGTTCTGTTTTATAAAGCGTTGACTCTTTGACTGTCGTTTTATATTCTTCAATCCATAAATCATAAATTTGTTCATACGTTTTTTTCTTTTTCTTTTGGGCCATTTCTTTTTCGATTTCGTCTAACCAATTTGTTTTCAATCGTGCTAGTTCGATACTTGCTTCACGACTTGATTTAAAACCTCGTCTAGTAGTCTCAACTCGTTCTTTTGAGTAGGGGTGTATTCCTAAATATGTCTTAAACATAAAACGTCTTTTGCCATCTTTTAAGCGATATTCTTTTATGTTTTCCGCCATAGTTAAAACCTCCTATTTATGATAAAATAGGCATAGCTAAATAAGCTGATGCTTGTTAGTCCGACACGCTTTCTTTTCGAGGGGAGAGCGTGTTATTTTTTTGTTTTATTTTAGGGAGAAAAAGACAGAAGTGTTAAGGTCGGCACCAGTATATTCAAGGATTGTTTCATCATCGATTTTCGTCAAGAAACCGAATTTACCGGTAGTGTTAGCACCTTCATACAAATCAACGTTACCAAAAGCTTCACCGTTAGCAAAACTTGGGTATTCAGCTTGGGAAACTTCTTCACCAGCGGATGAGATAGGTGTAAATATTCCCATTTCGTAATAAGGGACGTCCGCATCTCCTTTGTTGACAACTAAAGCAACATCCACAATAACCCATTCTTGGCCTTCTGGTGGTGCAGCATTAAATTCATTAGCCGCCATTAAATAATCAAGCGCTTCTTGTCCACGGATTACATTTGATAGCGTGATAGATAGATTGGCATCTAATGGATCACCATCATCGTTGTAGTAAGTCGTGTCAAAGGTAGCCGTTTCGCCTAATTTGACAGGATTTGAGCGTTTCCCAACTTCTGATGTTGCTTCTTTTTCTTCTTTTGGTTCCGCCACAGTGCTTTCGACTACTTCTGATTGTTCCGCAGCAGTGCTACTTGATACCGTTACATTGTTATCGCTAGAGCCACAAGCGCTTAATAACAACGCACAAGCAAAACCGATTCCTAAAACTTTTAATTTCTTCATACTTTAATACCTCTTTTCTGATATAATAGTTTTAACTGTTAATATCTTATAAAACCTCAAACGGAGTTGTCGCTCCGCTTGGGGTATTTTTTTTATAGTACGACGACCCCGAAAATTTTGAAGTCATCAGTGTCAGAAATTAAGATGTCTTCATACTCTTTGTTTAAACTCACTAGTTTATTGCCTGATAGCTTTTTAACGTAAGCGTCACTATTTACCCGACAGATAATTATTTGACCGTCACGAGCTTCTGATGTCGCTTTGACAAAGATTATTTCACCATCCGCAAAGAGTGGTAACATAGATTCACCATTGACCTTGACCGCGAAATCATGTTCGGGTATCGCACCTTCATATGGAACTTCTTCTATTGTTTCTTCCAACCATTCGCCAGTACCTGCTGATACATATCCTCGAATCACGATGTTGATTTGAGGTTTTTTATTTTGTTCCCTTAATTGATATTCAGCAAAGTTATAAACTTTTGTTTTTCTTGGTTGATCTAATTGATTGTAGATAGATTCGATAGATTGTTTTTGTTCGGGCATTTCCCCTACAAATATCCGAGGGTCAACGTTAAATATACGGGCGATCTCTGGCAATTTTTCTATTTTAGGACTTCGTTCACCAGACCTCCATCGAGATATAGTGGTTCTATTCACACCAACTTTTTCCCCTAATTCTTCATTAGACATATCAAAACGTATTAACAATTTGTTTAATTCCTCTGAAAATACACTCATTCCTTTCACCTCCTATTAATCGTAACTTAATTCTAAGCCTTTCGTTCCAAAAGTGCAACAAAAAACTTTCTTTTCATAGTAAAAAAATATTTTTATGTTTTTTTTAAAAGAAATAAGCAAAAGCTATTGCGTTCCAAAAATGCACGTGGTATATTGTTAGCAAGGAGGTGTTCCAAAAATGCACATGAGATTATATAAAGAACGTAAAGACGCCAACCTAAATCAAGCTGAAATGGGAGCGGTAATTGGCGTGACTGCTCAACAGTATGGAAAAAGAGAGTTAGGGAAAATGTCTATCACACTAGACGAAGCTAGAATGTTTGCCGAAAAACTTAACATTTCTACTTCCGAACTTTTTCCAGAATATTTTTTTACTGTAACTGTTCCAAAAATGCACAAAGAACAGGAGGTTAAATAGTGAACGAGATACAACTATCGAAAGATATAAACATCTTAACTGCTGAAATAAATTCCTACAAACAAATTGCAGGTCAATCGATTTGGGAAATTGGCAGACGTTTGAATTATATAAAAGAAAACGACTTGGTTCATGGGGAGTTTGGAAAGTGGTTAGAGTCAATTTCTATGAATCATCACGAAGCAAATAGATTTATGAAAGTTGCTAAAGAACTTCCAAATTCTACTACGTACAACAATTTAGGAAGTAATGCTCTTTACTTAATAACTACTCTCCCTCTGGAAGAACGCTCAAAAGAACACACGACTTCGAAAGGTGAAGTGAAAAAACCTGATGAAATGACTGTTCGAGAGTTGCAAGAGTTGAAACGCCAATTAAAAGCCAAAGATGAACAAATCGAAATGCAAGTTCGAATGATTGAAGATTTAAACGAGCAAGAACCGCAAGTGATTGAAAAAGAAGTAGTCATTGAAAAAATTCCAAGTGACTACAAAGAATTGAAACGACTATCAAATGAAATTTCTAACGAAAATCAATCTTTAAAACAGGAAAAAGAGCGATTAGAGCGAGAAATGACACAGAAAAATGAAGCTTTGCAAATGAAGCGCACGATCGAAAATGATGAATTGGAACAAGCACAATTAGTTAGATTGCAACGTAATGCAGATATAAGCGTCCACAAACTCATTATAAATATGAATGATTTTGTAAAAGAACAATCTGTAACTGTATATGATTCCGCTTCGATTGCAGGAGCGACGGCAGAAACAAAAGAAAAGTTATCAAACTCAATAAAACGAGTGGAAAAATTATTATCAGAAATCAAACAAGAAATCGGAGGAGAAGTAACATGGATAATCAATTAGTTAAAAATGAATCGTTGGTTTTTACATTAAAAAGACAAAATGAACAAGGAGCAGCGATTGTTGAAGCATTAGAAAACATTATCAGAATCGAAGCAAATGTAATCGAATCTGAAAAGCGTGTGAATAATCGTTTTGATGAAATGGAAGCAATGAACGAAAAATTATCAAAACAACTCACGATTAATTACGACGAACAGCAAGAAATTAAATCAATCATCAATACACTTGCTACTGTATTCGCTAGAGAGCATGAAAAAAGAGAAAAAACTACATACAGTGGAAATCTATTCAAAGCTTGGAAAGGCAGATTCATCAGCAGAATGCACGCTAAGTTAAAAATAAGAATGAACGTTGTGAGATACACCGCAATTCGAAAAGTGGATTTTAAAGAAGCATATCAATTTCTTGAATCATTGCAATATGAAAGTTTTAGAGAATCGGAATTGAAACCTACACCGTCGATTTTACGAATCATCGAATTAGAAAAGGAGTGATTCAAATGGAATTCGAAAACATTAGACAAGCGCTGGAGTATCTTTACGAGTTATCTCAATTAGATGAAATCACTATTAAAACTTACGAAAAGCAAAATTGCACGGGATTAATCGAAGAACGACACGCCACAGTTAAAGACATGCAAGAAACGATGTTTGAAGTAGCGGTTAATATCGCTGATTTGTTAGGACTTGAGGAAATTTATTTAGATGAGACGTGATTTTAAAAAGAGGTGTGAGAAATGGAGCTTACAAAAGATTTAAAAGCATTGATCGTTGATTATGTTAAAAAGTTCTTGAAAAATTACATTCCTCCACGCTACCTCAATCAAAAACAAGCTTGTTCATACGCCAATGTATCGCCTGGCACCTTAAATGATTGGGTTAAGTCAAAGGGGCTGAAAGTGATTTTGCTAGAAGAAAATTCAAATCCAAAATACGACATCAAAGACATTGATGAGTTTATGGATAAATACAAAGTTTGAGGAGAATGAAAAATGAAAAAATTATTAGCTGGATTGCAATCGAAAAGTTTAGTCCACAAATTGAGACAAACGCAATTGATCGCTTACTTATCGTTGACGCTTAATGCGGTGCTGTTGCTAACGTTGGTTTTGTTTGTTAAATCAATTAGGTAAGGAGTGAAGAAATATGAATAAAAAATTAATCGAATGGCTAGAAGAACGAATTCAAAGCCTTGAAGATTTGGCAGAATTTCTACCAAGTGGCGAACGTGGCGAAATCCAAAGAATTGAGTACGAAGGCATGAAGCAGGCTTACCGATTGACCATTATGAAATTGAAGATTGAGGGGTGAGGGAATGAAAAAAGTGCAATTCGTCCACAGTTTCGGACTGGGAGAACACGAAAAACATACTGAAATAATCAATTTCACCGATGATGC